TGGGGTTAATCCCCCAGCCTGTTATGGATATTGGTACATTTTTTACTATATGCGAAACACCTTCAAGCGAATTACCGCTTACGACCGGTTTTTCGCTATGTTGGCATTTGCCCTTCCGGGGTACCCCCTCGGAATGTATGTTTGAGTTGTTCCTCAGACATTATAGTTTAATTTATATTGATAGAAATAGCACGTTTTCTACCTTAAAAAATGATTCTTACAATTTCATTTTTTGCATCTCATTTGGGATGTTATTTGCTCTTTATTACAAGTTTTATACTTTACCGTTGTAAGCGGTTTTCTTCCCACATTTATTAATGTGGTATTTTGATTATGAGTGTGTCTCTTAGGATTTTCCATAGAATACCTTTTGTATTTTATTCAATGATTACATTGATATAGACGACTACTCGTTAGTAAGTGAGCAAAAACTTACATAATAATTGTTATTTATAACAATTTTTGCGCCAATTTATTGGTGCTTTTCTTCCTAAACTATATGTATTAACTAAAGTTTGATATATATATATGCTGCATTTACACATACCGTGTTGCAGAATCGATTGATTTGTTTGATATTAAGCGTTAAATCTCTCGAAAATTCGAAACTATTGATCAGTTCGAATAGGGAATAACCAAATCCCGTTACATCTTGCATGTTCATTATGAACCTTGCCCAAACAACTTTAAAATTAAAGAAGATAGTAACAGCCCCAAAGTCGCGCAATTTCTGTTTGTGTGATTGACATTTTGCATTCCAAACACTCTCCTAGGCCTTGAAACCTAGTGACGGTGGCATCTTGTAGTGTAGGCGTATACCCTCCTAAAAGCTCGTTAAGAGTTTTGATCAATTTCCTATATGAGAATTTGTCACATGTGTGACACCTAATCTTAATTTGATTTTGACAAACTTGAGCCTCTTTGAGTACGGTATATGACGTAGCTATAATTGTTGATCATATATTCATGAGTGCCCTTCCGTAAGTCTGTCTTAGTACATTCTACTACTTACTTTTACCCAGAATAAACTTTTTGCTTTTGCCGGCAAAATCCTCTGGCAGCAGTGTGTCTCACGACACTTCGAGTTTTGCTAATACCTCGAATGCCCTGCATTTTTACGCGCCCAAGCTTGACTAAGCCTTGAAATACCCAAGACCGTAACCTCCCTCCTAAAATCCACCCTACGAATACTTGTACTATCCCTCGCCTCGAGTGCACTGGAGTAATGAACCACGTGTAGGATATGTTCCGCGATTTATCGACCGAAAAAGGTATTGCACTGGAATATGGTTATAAACTATACCCCATTATGACGGCTCTTCCCCAAACCCCCAACGCAGAGATTAGAACCTGCGACCGCTCTTCTTCCTCCAATTTACTTGGATCTACTACTACCTCCGATTTAATCGGATTTACTACTACTACCAATAAGATTACTAAGCAACAAGCAATTGCTGCTAGATTGAAGAAAAATGCTACTCGTTCCAAACATTGGGAACCAAAAGTTGACAATGTTAATAGAAGTTTAGAAATTACGCGAAATGGTAATTTGAGAACAGATGAAGAAGTATCCGCTATAAAGGATGTTAAAAATCTGTCTAAGAAGGCCAGAAAAACTGTTAAGAAACAAATGCATAAGCTTTCTCACATGATGAATAAGATGTCGATTAAAGATCAACGTTTTTTGAAATATTATGATGAAGAAAAAGGATTGTATTCGAATGTTACAGCAGAGTGTAAAGATTGTGATCACGGACTAGTTTCGTATCCAATTGAACCCACAGGGATTTCATATCCCCGTGCTTGGAATTTTTATACTACTGATACTGGCTACATTGAACATATCAAAGAGAATATTGCTTTGACCAACATAGTTGGTCCAATTTATGATCCTCAAGTTGGTATTGTCGATTGCTCTGATGAAGGCATATATTATATCCGTGATGGTGTTAAATATGTTCTGATTCGAAATATTGTTTCTGATCAATTGTTTTTGTCTCCTCTTCCTTGTCCTTTCTGTACTACAGAAGGTGTATTTGGTAGTGATTCTGATGATGATCAAGATGATATAATTTCTGATGAAGTTAAAACCGAGATTCGGAATGCTCCCTTTGGGGGCAAGACGATGCAAGATACATTGAGAAAGATTGAGAATAAATTCAAGTTGGCTCCTAAAAGGAGGCCTTCATGGGATTTGTCACTTGAGACTCTCTTGCATTTCTTTGAGAAGTTGAATGTTACTCTTGATTTTGGAAAACAAAATAAATACTGGCTCATGGTAGTCGAGATTTTACATGATTTCCTTCTGACAATTCATTCTCTTTTCTATGCTCATTCTAATTTTGACTATTATAAAGCTCTTTATTTTTTGATTTCGAAGCATACTCAAGCCACATTTGAATCTTCACTTGTTACTGCTCTTTGTTCTACTACAATTATTGCAGCAATCAAAAAGATGGTTTCTTTATTTAAGTCATCTGAAGTTTCTGCTGAAGGATATAGTGACAAACTTGAATCCGTTAGATCTGTTTTACACCTTGTCTTTGACAGTGGTGTTGCTCGCGCTTTCAAATCGATTTTCCTAAGTATTCTTGCATTCAAAGTTTTTCCAAAAAGCATTGCTATGTCTATTTTCGCTGTGATTGGTAACCCTATTAAGGGAACAATTCTGGAGATTTTCGATGGAATTTTGGCTGCATTTGTGAAAATTTTACGCTTTTCTGAGAATTTATTTTCTGGAATGCCTATTCATGATGCCTTGCTTGATGATAACCCGTTGAATGTGCATATGGATTCTTCTTTCAAATTGTTGCAATACAAAGATCTTTTGTATAGTGGCATGTATGTCGAAGGACGAATGCGAGAAGGAGAATTTATAGTTGCTTGCAAGAAAGAACTTGATTTTTTCGAACCGATTCATAAGAATATTAATACCGCTAGTAAAGAAGGAAAAGAAATTTATCTTCGATACTTTGCTCTCAAAGCTGCTCTTGATGAAGTCCGTATGGGCTCAGCTAGATTGAAGCGAGTTGCTCCTATTGGTGTTATTCTTGTAGGTCAACCTGGTATTGGTAAGAGTCATATTTTGAATTTATTGATGAAAATCTTTTCTGATGTAATGAAACGTGAATACGATGAGAGCTTGCTCTATACTCGTATACAAGGTTCTGACTATTGGGAAGGATATGATCCTGCTTCACACCCGTATATTAAGTATACTGAGGCTGGTTCTATACATCGTAAAATTGCAAGTCATAGTGGTGATCCACAATTGACTGAATTTGTAAGTTTGATTGATGGACAACCGTATCCTGTTAACATGGCTTTTGGTGATAAAGGAAAAGTTTTTGCTAAGCCTGAATTTGTTATTGCTGATACTAATGTCCCAGACTTGAATTTGCCTTATATTGTGAACAATCCTGCTGCTGTTCGACGAAGATTTATCTACATTGAGCCCCGAGTTAAAGAGCAATATGCTACTGATACTGGTATGATTGACAAAACAAAGTGCAATGATGGTACTTATGAATTAGATCGATGGAGATTCAATATTTATGAAGAGACGGCAGTTGATGCTGTTACTTCAAATAGAGTTACCCATTCTTCTGATGCTGATGTATTTTTCTTACAAGAATGGTTTGCTAAACGAGTTGAATATCATTTTAGAACTGAAAGTGGCATCTTAGAAACGATGCGTAATGTATTGAAATCTGATTTACCTAAATCTGCTGAAGATTTTGTAACGCGTAAACGCGAAGATGCTGCTAGAGCTGCTAAAGAAGTGATTATTGAGAGTCCTTTTGATGATGATGGTTATGTTCCACATGTTGAAAAGTATGTTGCTGGAGAATTTATTTCTCAAGCTGATGAAAAGATTGATGTTCACTTACATGTTGAAGCTGGCGAAGCCAAAGTTGAAAGAATTGTTAGAGTTCCCTTGATTGATGTTGATGCATTTGCATTGCAACACTGGCCCAATACTGAATATTTTCTAGATAGAAAATTGAATTTAGGCCGCGAGGCAGTTTTTTGGACAATTTTTTATATCCAATATGCTTTGTGGTTTTCTCGTCCTTATATTAATCAATTGTTTAATATTAGTCGACAAATTTTATCTTTTATCATTCAGATGATTTTTATGTTTTTTGCATTCTTAGTTTATTTCTTTGGTGTTGATATTTATGCATGGCTTGTTACTTATACTAACATAGTTAACATGCGTAATTATATGATGTATGGCAAAACTGAAACTTCTGGGTACTACGGTGCCTGTAGATCTGTTTTCTTCGCCAAATCGTATGATACTATCAAATTCCGTTGGAACAAACTCATGTATCATTTAGGTTTTGGATCTTATAGTGGTGTTATGAACCCCTCTGTAAACAATATGATTATTACTTTCACAAAGGTGATTGCTGCTCTGGCTGTTGTCAAACTAGCAAGTGATTTCATGAAATCTAAACCTAAATTACAAGGTGGAACTGCTCCTAAATCTACTCCTGCTGAAGTGGAAGAAAAAATTGTTAAATTTGTCTCTGAAGCGACCGTTGAAAAGCCTGTTGAGATCGCTGATTTTGAGTCTTTATGTGCTGTTGGTACTGGATTTGTTAGAGTCCCCAACAAAGTTGCTACAACTTGGAATACTTTGACGACTAGTCATAGTAGTAAGATTAAGACCGAAACTGAACTCAAAGCTTTGAAAGCTATGACAACTGCGAATACTAGGTACTGTACATTGACAAATGGCACAGATACCTGGTTTACTCATATTTTAGGTTTGAAAGGTAGCATTGCTATCGTTCCTACTCATTGTTTGAGAAGCAATTATCATGGTGTCCGTATGTGTGTTTCTATTTCTGGTGGCTTATTGCCACAAGGAGTTGATAAGTATCACATAACGATTCTGAGCCAATCCAATTCTATTGATTTGGGTGCTGATATTTCAATGATCAATTTGTCTTCTGTTAGATTTCAAAATTTGATGCCATTCATTGCTGAAGATAAGATTTATCCTTCTTCCATTCCATGTATTTCACATACTGGTGTTGAATCATATGGCGCTTTTGTTCCCTCACAAATTGCAAATCACAAATATACTCTCTTATTTTATAAGGATCTCATTTCTTATAATTATCCTGGCCATAAAGGTGGTGACTGCGGTCAACCACTGATTGCTAAGAAAGATAGAGGATATTGTGTTGCTGCAATGCATGTTGCTGGTCATGATAATCTTGATTTAGGATATGCCTTATGCCTCGAGAAGAGAATTCTTGTTGCATCTATGGAAATTTTGTTAAAAAGTACATCAATGTTACCCATTTCATCTGAAAGTTCAGACTTGAAATTTGATTTGGGCTTGCCTTCAAGTAGATCACCATTTCGTTATGAGGATTTATCCGGAGTAGAATTTTATGGTACTTTATCAGGCATGACTATGATAAACTCTAAGTCTAAGCTTGTTAAAACAAAAATCTTTGACATTATCCCACAGATCTTTTCTGATGCTTGTGATTATAAGATGGATAAAGTTTTTTGCCCCCCAATGATGAAACCTTTCACCGTTGAAGGCAAATATTTCAATCCCTATAATATTGCATTAGTCAACATGGCTAAACAAAAGAAAGCTTTGGATCAGGAATTGATGAATGATATTGTTGTCGAATTAACAGATTACATTGTTTCAGAATTGCGCTCTAAAGGTCATAAAGATTGGTCGCCATTGTCACTACATTTAGCAATAAATGGTAGTGCGGAGGATAAATTTTTACGACGTGTTACTGCATCTACTTCTGCTGGTTACGGTTATCCCGGAGCCAAGAGTAAATATTTGCCATTGTTACCTGATAGTGATGATAGAGAAGCAAATGATTTGTTGAGACATCGTCTTGCTGTTATGGCCACTCGGTACATGAAAGAAGAAACTAACTTTTGCATTTATAAAGCACATCTTAAGGATGAGCCTAGAGATATTGAGAAGGTTAAGCAAGGAAAAACTAGAGTTTTCTATGCTTCTTCTATTGATAATTTGATTCTTAGTCGAATGTTTTTAGCACCTTACTATACAACTATGGTTGAACACTCCAGTGTTTTTTCCACTTGTGTAGGTATTGATATGCACACTCAAGCAGATGAATTATACGATGATCTTACTGAATTTTCTGCTTTCCATATGGAAGGTGATTATGGAAAATTCGATCAGTCTATGCCTTTTGATATTAGTCGAGCTTCCTGCAGCGTTATTTATAACGTTTTGGAAAAGATGGGCTATAATCAAGCTGCTCTGAGAATTGTTAAAGGTATTCTCAGTGATTCTTTATTTCCTATTGTTGATATGAATAATGATTTATTATGCAACCCTGGTATGCAACCTTCGGGAAAGTATGCTACTGCTGAGGACAATGGAATGAAAGGTTTACTTTTATTGATGTACGCTTGGTATAAAATGGTTGGGCGTGATACCCCTTTTTTCGAGAATAATCGTCCCAAAACTTATGGAGATGATGTCTTGAATAGTGTTAAACCTGCGTATACTCATATTTTTAACAATGTTACATATGCTAAATTTGTTGTTGAAAACTATGGTATGGAATATACTAGTGCTGCGAAAGATGGTCGATTGACTGAATTTGTACCGGCGGACAAAATGTCATTTTTGAAGAGAAAATTCGTTTACTCTGAAGAATTTGGAAAAATTGTTGCGCCATTAGATATGAATTCTATTATGAAAGCCTTTATGTGGACTATTCCTTCTGATTATGTTTCTGAAGAAGAACAAATCTTTTCTACTGCTACTTCGATGATGCGAGAACTTGTGTTTTGTGTTGATCCTGTTACTCATGAGAAAATTAGAATTGCCATCTGTGATGCATTGATCACAAACTTCAAACTTGATTCTGTTCGAGTTATGCGAGACCTAAAAACTTTTGCACGGATTAGAGATGAGATTTTGGAGAAAAAACCAAAAACTGAAACATACGTTGATGAATTATTGGGTAATGAAGATTGAGATCTTCGTTGCCTTATAGACGTATAGCATGGCCTCTCACCCCATTTAAAAATTGGTGAATCTCAAATCCGGTGTATGCTTAGGTCAGTGTGCATCGAGGAAAATGACCGACTGACAAAGAATTATATTACAGAATTAATGAATTGAGAGGAGAAATAAAATCTGAAGAAGATATTATTTTTGCGCTCCCGTTTGAGTTTAAGAATGTTCCGATTAGTGTATTGAAGCGAAGTGATCAATATTATCTTAATCAACGTTTTCGATTACTTGTTGATAAGTTTACCTTATTACAAAGTAGTTTGCAGTCGAAAATTGCTACCCACGAAATGCTCGTACGCATTTTGAGCAAACGATCATTCACCCAGATTCGTGCGGAATCTGGAGAGTTGAAAGATGGATCTATTTCTGATAGTGTTGTTGAGACTTATGGCAACATTACAGATGTTGGCGGTGATACCGTCGACGAATCAAAATACGGATTCTCTGCGAATACAGTTACTCTTCGAGATACTGATTTACAGTTGTCACGCTTTTTTGAAAGACCCATCCAACTACTCGCGATGAATATCCCCAATGAGACCAATTATGATGCTGAAATTGAAATATGGAAACAATATTTTTTGAATCCTACAGTTAGAGCAAAATTGAGGAATTATGGATTTATACGAGCTGATATGAATATTAGAGTTGCAGTTTCTGGAACTCCTTTTCATTCTGGTCGTTTGATGGCTACTTATTTACCTTGTCATCTAAATAATCCGTCTTACACTTTTTATCAAGCAAATGCTGCTCTGAGAGATAATTACCTTAAATATTTATCTACCGTGAGAGGCACTTCTGTTATTAATGTGAAGGACAATATTCCTTTAGAATTAAAGATGCCATATATTGCTGTGTCGCCGATGCTAAGATTATTTAATCTTGCTACTCCAGTCATATCTGATGTGACAGCGTTTGAGGATACGGAAAATATGGGCACTCTTTTGCTCAAAACTTTGAATCAAGTTCACTCCATTTCTGAAGGTACTTCAACAAATACATCTGTGTATGTATACGCTTGGCTAACAAACGTCGAGTTGGGTTGTGCAACAGGTACTGTAGTGCAAGTCACCACTGAAAGTGGTGATGAGCGCAAAACAGGTCCTATCGAGAATATTTCTTCTCGTGCACAACAAGTGTTGAATTCCATTTCTTCTATTCCCTTCATTGCACCTTATGCTAAGCCTAGTGCTATGATTATGGGCGGAATTTCTAAGATTGCATCTTTGTTTGGCTGGTCAATGCCAGTTATTCAAACAAAGCCAACTAGAATGAAGAATGAACCTTTTCAGAATGCTTGTGTTACTATAGGAAGTGATACAGGACATAGATTAACTTATGATCCTTTACAAGAACTTACTGTTGATCCGAGAGTGTGTGGTTCTTCACAAGATGAGTTATCCTTGGGATTTTTGAATTCCCGAGAGTCTCTTCTCACCACATTCACTTGGGCTCCTACTGATGTTCCTTTGGTTACAAATGTTTTTACTGCATTTGTTAATCCAACGGCATCTGTTCCTGTTATTGTTTCAGGAGTATCTCATGTTCAACCTACTTCGATGCACTTTGCTTCTCTTCCTTTCCAATATTGGAGAGGAACTATTAAATATAGATTTGACGTTGTCAAGTCACAATTTCATAGAGGCAAGTTTGCTGTTATATATGAACCAAACGTAAGTCAGTCTTTGATAATTAATTCTAATCTCGATCTCAATAAGCAATTTTTGAAGATTGTAGACATCCAAGAGACAGATTCTTTTGAGATCTGTATTGATTGGGCGTTTCCCCGTGCTTGGGCGAAACTCAATCAAGTGAATGTTGGATCGAATTATGTAGACTATTCGGGTGTTACACCGAATATTTATTCTGACTTTGTTAATGGTTATTTAACAATCGTTCCTATCAATACTCTTCAATCGCCAGACGATTCGAGTGTTGAAATTAACGTATTCGTTAGTAGTGATGATATGATTTATAATCGTGTTACTGATAGAACTATTTCAAATCTCAACTATTCAAGTGTTTCTGTTGAATCAGGAGATGATGTTGTGACAAATATGCCTGTATCATGTTTCACTTTAAATCCTACAGGTGCCTCTGTACAAAATATATCGAAAGATCATTTTGGTGAGACGCCTACTTCTTTTAGGCCTTTATTGAAACGTTTTGCAACGACGAGAACTGATGAATTCAGTTCCACTCTTAGTGGACCTGTTAGCATTATTTGTCCTATTATTCCTGGTATATCTGGGGGATCTAATCCTCTAGATTTATTGACATTGTTTAATTTGTGCCGAAGGGCGTTCATTGGATTGAGAGGTTCTCTTCGCAAAAGAGTTAGAATTATACCTCGTTCTTTTGAACATCAAGCTTTGGCGCAATTTAAAGTATCATTATTAGCAGATGGTGCTGCAAATGTATTCTCTATCACCACTGGAACTCCCAGTACAGCTGGTAGATCTAGTGTTGAAGGAACAACAACTTTTGCTCCGCACACAAATGCGGGCATAGAGGTTGAAATTCCTATGTATACGAATAATTTGTTTTTGTTCTGTGATGATACGTATTTCGATATCAAGGGAGAAATAGAATATTTGAGAAACTATAAGATTGAAATGGATTTTAATACCACTTCAGTTTCAGAGGTTGATTGCCATTATTGGGAAGAAACAGCTACCGGAGAAGATTTCACATTTTTGGGATATCTTGCTCCTCCACCCGTAAACTTTTAAGTTTACAAAACATTTTGCCAGTTTTTAAGAAACTGGACGTCTTTACACTGGTGTAAAGGCAAAAACTTTACATTACTGTAAGAGCGGGAAGGCGCTATATAAACTAAATCGTGCCCTGCATGATTCTTCAGCTTTTATAGTGTTAGGGTACGACCCTTACATTTCCA